TAGACATTGGATCTTTTATCATTCCATTAGACCACTCTAAAACTTTTTCAGCTAAATCATATTTGTATTTAGATTCTTTTAAATAATCTTTACTTATAGAATCTAAAGAATATCTCATTCTAGTCTCATCAATTACAGAAGCTGCAATCATGGTATCTAACAATTCACCTTTTAACATGTCTCCAGTTGCTGATCTAATCCAACAAACATCATACATAGCGTTATGAAATACCTTACGTATGTCCTTGTTTTGAAATATTTTTTCATTCAAATAAGCCCATGTTTCCTTGGTATTTAAATTATCGGTCATATGATGAGCAATAGGGAAATAGAAAGTTTGATTCTTGGTAGCTATAGCTATGCCTGTAACAAAACCATCTTTTCTTACAGCCCCTAATCCTTTTGTTTTTAAATTAGGATCGTAAGTCTCTAAGTCAATTGCAACAGTATCTATACCTTCTAAATTTAACTCACTGAGTTGTGGAACTTCACACATTATTTATAATCCCTTTCTATTATCATTTCTAAGTAGTGAATAGCTTTCTCTATATCTTTTATCTCACCTTTTGATTGATGTCGACAAATATATTTAATTGCGTTTCCTTCTGCAAAAAGTAATTTGTTTTTATTAATAAACTCTGCTGGTTGGATAACCATATCTTTATAATGGGATCCACCTACTTGTTTTTTATAAGCACTCATTTTTTTTTCCTATTGTTGTGTATCGTTTTCCGGACATTTTTGCTAATCTCCAATAGTCAAAAATTCCTCTGCTATATGCAGTGTATTGTAGTCTTAGTGAAGTAAAGTAAGGATCTTTATTAACGATAGTTTCGTCAACAACAACATTGTCATATGTTAAACCTTTAACAGTATGGATATTTGCATATTCTACTCTAACTTTTTTATCAAAATCAAAACCTTTACGTAAAACCCTTTTTATATATTCCATTCGTTCTTTATGTTTGTTAACCGGTGCTCTTATTAGATCAAAATCTTTATGTCCCTTACAAGTAGATTTTATTAATTTATTATCTATTAAATAATCCACAGTGTAATCTTTTTTAATCCATTTTTTAAGAATTTCTTTTGTTTTAGATTTATCTTCAACAATCAAATCCTTGCTTAAATATTCACAAAACTGTTTTATCTGCGTAAGATCCATTGGAGTACCTTTAAGAAACTCTGGCCATAATTTGTGAGTTCTTAATTCTTTTTTAATTACAAATGGGGGCTTACTTACTGGAGCAAATTCTATACCCTGTGCCATAAGGAAATCTGTACAACGTACATCGCTTGGAGTTCCTCTATAAGTAAATAGAAATGTTTCCTCGGTATTGTTAATTTTATCTAAAAGCTTATTTAAATGTCCCGAGGGTTTTAAATCTGGTAAATAATAACCTGTTCCTTTAATAACTTCACCTTTGTTAGGGCCTTTCTTATACTTTGCTGGAGTCCACACTCTATGAGACTTATAGTGGTTCCAAACATCCATTATAATTGATTTACAATATGTATTAATAGCTTCGCCACATCTACTGCCTTCTTTTAATTCATCATAAGGATTTGCAGCTAAGTTGTGAAAATATTTTGCATCTGATCCTGAGTACTCAAATAAAGTTTGATCTGCATCTCCAACTAGATAGTAATGGCCCTCTTTTACGTTTCTTGCCATTTTATCAATAGCTTTTCTTTGGGGTACATTACAATCCTGACATTCGTCTATAATTAACATATCTATATCTGGATCTTTTACATCGTCTTCCAGTTGTTTAGTTTTTTCATTATACGTTTGACGTGTAAAATTATTTATCATATCAGAAAAATCACAAAGATTTTTATCCTTTTTATATTTTTCATAAAGTGGAAGTAACTCTTTAATTAATTTTAAACCGTAAGGATCAAAAGATTTTTGATCGCATTTAATCCAGTACTTATCTAAAGTTTTCCCGTGTCCATCAGCGTCTGATAAATATTTATAAAATTTATGTTTACGTTTTATGTCGTCTTCCCTGTGAAGATTAAAACGACTATCTTTCTTTATTAATTTTTTATGATCGGATAACCCAAACAATTCTTTTTTTAATAATCTACTTTTACAATAAGTATGGATGGTACATACTCTATGTGCCATTGCTTTTTTAGTGATCCCTTGTAATTGTGGAAATGTATAATGTCCTTCTTCATTTTTTAAATTTTTTAAATCAAAAATAGCGTCTCTAATTTCATAGGCAGCTATGTTAGTGTGAGATAGAATTATAATTTTTTCAGGAGTATATTTTTCTAAAGCTTTCATATAGGTATTTACAATAAATTTGTGGGTTTTACCTGTACCTGGAGGACCTGCAATAAATCTAGGCTTGTTCAGAATTTACCTCCTTAACTTCTTCGCTAGTTCCTTCTAACATAAGATCTTCATTCTCAATTTCAGGATTCTTTATTACCCAAGAAACTAAAGATTTTGTTAGGTAGGTCCCTGTTTTTTTTCTAGCTTTTAATACGTCTTGTACTAAAAGTACAAGATCTACTCGTTTGTGATTTATTCTTTGTTCTTGTAAATAATCTTCAAACCCATTTAAACTAAATTCTAATTCATTACCTAGTTGATTGAAATAAGGGTTCCCATAATTAAGTAATTCTGATTTACTTGTATATGCTTTTTTCAGTTTAATATAATTAGTAAAGTGTTTCTTAATCACATTAGATTCATCTGATTCTTCTACGTAGTGTTTTGATTTTTTTCTTGATTCAAATTTCATTCTCATTATCTCCTCAAACTGCACTGCTTTCATTTTAGGAATCCAAACTTGAGCTTGAGTTACAACAGCATCATAAAACTTTAACTGGTTCATGAGCGTTGGTCCATCAATTGTGATTGTTTTAGTAAAAACTTTACCTTCTATTTTTCCTGTTACGTCTATCTTATATCTGTCATTACCATACTCGACAATTTCACCCATAGAGTCATCAGCTATTTGTTTAACTTGTACTAATGATTTATCTTGAACACCTATCCAACTAAATATTGTTGCAATACTTTCAGTTCGACATTCCATTATCTCTGCAAGTTTAGGCATGCCAAATGGTTTTTTAGATTTTCTAGTTGTGGACCCTTTATTTTTTCTATTTTCAGATTCATCGTCATTAGATTCTACTGCAATGTCATAAATAAAATCATTGATTTCAGTATCGTCCCAATCCGTTTGTTTAATTAAAACTCCAGCAATAGCCGTACAATATTCATCTCTCTGACCTTTAGGTGCATATAAAATAGATAGAGCAGTAGCTAAAGCTATCTTTCTTAAAATTTTATTTAGGTCCCCAACATATTCATTGAAACCCCCATACTTTTCCCATCTTACATGTTCTCTATGTTTACTATGTAATGATCCTGGAACTATTGTGTAACATGTTTCTGTACTTCTTATTTCACATAAGCATTGTCCATGTATAGCATGTTCAACATATCTTTTTAATTCGTTTGGTAATGAGAATTTCTGTGCAAGCAATTTTCCTTTCCACCAGTAATGACTAGAAGGATTATGTTCTCTACCGGATATGGTACCACAATTTGTTAAATATTTATTTGCAAAAACTTTTGCACGACTATTATCAAGATCTAAATCAACTACATTATCTAATCTTAATCCTATTTCTTTATCTAAATATTTGTTTTTCCATTCTTCTTTCGTTATTTTAAAACTTGAATCACTCCAGCTTTTAACTTTAGGCCTGCCTCCCTCGCATGGCACCAAAGTATATCCAAGATCATACCAGTCCCCGTAAGTAAGTGGCCCGTTATTTATATTTTTAATTTCATTCATAATTTTATTACGGGCGGATCCACTCTCGCTTAGCCGCCCATTCCCTAGGAACTTATAAAACTATTTTTTCAGGTTTTGGTTGTTCTTGATTTTCAGGTTTAGCTGCAACATCGCCAGCGCTTACACGCTCACCGAAATTTTTAGCCATATCGTAAACACCCTTATCTGATACCGGACCAACTTGTGATACGTCCCATCCAAACCATGTTCCTTTGTCATTTGACATCTGAACAGTTTTTAGTTTGTAAATGTGGCTATATGTTGGCGGCGTATACATACCATTTTTACCTTGTAGTTTAATACCCATCATCATTGAGTTCCATTTTCTACTAATTTTTAATTGAGTAGCTCTCATAGAAATCAATGCTGTTGTAGGGGATTTTCCTAACATAAGCACAAAATGATTTGCTGTGTTTTCAATATAATTACCGTTAGGTAATCTATCTTTATAAGATTTATCACGAGTTGTTTTACTTATGATATCACTTTCAGCGTTGTGAATTGCAACTGGAGCACCAGTACTGGCTCCCCTATCTTGCCATTCTACTAACTGTCTTTGATAATAAACAGGAATTATTTCAATACCTTTAGCTCCATCAAAAAATTGACCGCTAACTGTATTATAAATCATACCCGGTTCAGCACCTATTTTATATTTTGCATGGGCCTTATTAACTTCTGGTGATAGTTGTCCTAACACCTTCAGAAAAGGTAATGCAAGATCTTCTTGTGACATATTTTCTACGCCAGCATTTGCATCTGCTTCAAACATAGTTGTAGCTAATACTCCTGCTTCTTCTTTTTTTATTACTTGGTTCATGTTTATTGTTTCCTTTTTATTGTTGTTTTATTTCCAACGAATACGTTGAAAAGTTCGGTAGGCAGTTCCTTACCCGCCTCAATACGCTCCCGAACTAGCGCTTTGAGAGTCATGGGCTCAACCTTCAACTTTTGTGTCGGTTGATACCCACGCTCTGATGCAAGGCTAGCATAATCCGCAGCCTTGTTATCTTCGTTACGCCCAAATGATACGGATATCTCATTTTTGATTATATCACCTAGGTTATTGTCTCGAAGCCATTGAAACGCAGCATCCTTATTTGCTATAGTTATGCTTGCGCTATAATTTGGTTTAACATCTACTGAAGAACCATCCATAAGTTTAAGGTGGGATAAACCCATCTCAGCCATCATAGTTGGAATTACTTCCGCTGATAAATGTTCAAAATCTTTTTTCTTTTGTTTAAGAGCTTCTTCTTGTGTTTCTATTTGTTTTTGAAATGTATTTAATCGCTCTACTTGGTCAGCTAATGACTGAATGTTTTCAGTCTTACCTAACATTTTTGTTTGGTCGTCTTCAAAGTTAATATTACTCATCTAGTTTTCCTCTTTCATATAAATCAATTTGAATAGAATAATATTTTCTTTCTTGCTTATCCCATTTTAACAAATTGTATTTGCCGTTGGTTATATCCGATACAATTGAACAAGCTACTCCAATAATAGCTGGGTCCCCTGTCAATAATAAATGATCTGTTATTTTATAATCTTTTAATTCTTTTCTTAATTTAAAAATTAACGGTCCTGGTGAAAAAATTATTTGTGAAAGTTCTGGTAATAGGAATTTAAATTTTCCGTACTCAGCTGCACCCATAATATTTATTTTAGGTCTACCTTCTTTTGTTCCTGCAATTTCTTGAATTACATAAACAATAGATTGTTCCGTAGGTTTTTTCAGATCTTCGTATCGTATTATTTTT